TTATTTTGATGCGGGAACTAATCTGTCTCACTCAACCTTTACATCAAACTCAGGAAAACTTCCAACAGCTAATCAAATCATTACAGCACCATTAGGTTCTGCTGTAGGTTCTGATTTCGCAGGGCTGATTGCCAAGGAATCTGATTATAATGTTAGTTCTGGAACTGGTTCGGCAATAACAGCCAACGCATCCTTTTCTGCTACAGCAGGGGTTGGTGGAGAGTTCGGGGAAATGCTTACGGCATTTGATGATACTCATTCATCTGCAACAGATGGAACAGCAATAGACAATACATCTTCAACGTCTGATGGCGGTGCGGGATATGCTCATTTTCTTTCCCTCAGTTCGGGAAGTGTAGTAATCAAGATTCAGGAGAGTGCTGACAATGTTACCTTCACCGATTTAATTACGTTTTCAACTGTTGGAACATCTGATGTTCCAACGGCAGAAAGGCTTGAAATGACTGGTTCTGTTGGGAGATATATTCGGGTTCAGTCATCAGGCACATTTACTAATGCGGTAATCGCAGTAGGATTCGTTAGGTATTAAAATTTTTTTCAGGAGGTCATTATGGCTAAGCAAAGTGGTTTGGGGGATTACATAGCAGTGGACGACTCAAGCGGTTCTCCTCAGGATTTGTCTACGGACATTACCAATTATGAAATTGGTGACGGGCAGAACCTTTTGGATGCCACTTCTATCAGCAAGTCTGCTATGGAAAGAATTATTGGATTGGGGGATTTAACGATTACCCTGAACGGTATCTTTGATGCCGCATCCAATATGGCACATGCTGTTTTCTCCAACAAGTCGGGCATCAGAACTGTAACGGTAGCGATTGGCGGCAACTCAGGCGGCAATCCAGAAATGACTGCTGAATGTCTTGTAAGTGAGTACAACATCTCAAGAGGGAATGATGGAGCATTAACTTGGTCTGTCTCCTTACCTTTGCAAGATGGCGCAGGGCCCACATGGGGTACTGTCTAAGATGGTGGTTAAGAATACAACTGGGGTGAAACCGTTTGTTCTGCAACGCAGAGAAGGTAACCTCACATTTCCTGAAGACCATGAGTTCCACGGTCTGGAAATCAGGGTAAAACTTGATGTAAATATATCCACGTTTTTAGAATTTCAGATAGTCTCAGAAACTAATACGGCAGAGGACATGCGAATGATGTTCCTGAAGTTTGGTGATGAGATTGTACAAGAGTGGAATTTACATGATGAGGACGGCAAACCTGTACCTTCTACTGGAAACGGCTTTTTAGAACTTCCTCCAAATATCTGCACAGCCATGATTCAGAGTTGGGCTGAGAATGCGGCAACAGCGGGGGAAGCCTAGAGGCTGAGATTCTCAAGTGGAAAGCCGTAGGAGGTGGGACTGACAGGGATGGAAATCCTATTGTCAAACCACCTCTTTTGGTTAATGCGGAAATGATTGACGGTATCTGCCAAAGATACAGTTGCCTTCCCTCTGCTCTTGCAGAGGAGGATGTCAGCCTGTTGCAAATGTTGAATATAGTGAATATCGGATTGGATAAGAATGGCGGGTAATGCAGTAAATATATTAGTTAACGCTGATGGAAGTCAGGCATCGGGCCAATTCCAAAAAGTAAGCAAAGCCGTTGCGGGTGTAAGTCTTGCTGTGGCAGGCGTTGGGCTTGCTCTTGTTAAAATCGGTGATGAATTCAAAACTGCTACCCGAAATATCCAAGCAGGGACTGGTGCAACTGGAGCAGAACTTGAAGCCCTGAAGGGAGAGTTCCGTGACTTAGCGGGAAGAGTCCCTCAGGACTTGGGTGCTGTCTCAACTGCTTTGGCTGACGTTAATACCAAGATGGGGTTAACTGGTGATGATTTAGAAAATACCACCAAGCAATTCCTAGATATGTCCCGAATCATGGGAACAGAAGTTGGCCCCATGATTAAGACGGTTTCGGATTCCATGGGAGTATTTGGTGTAGATGTTTCAGAGACTGGTCAGATTCTTGATTCCTTGGCAATGGCATCACAGCAAACTGGCGTTCCAATGGACGCACTTTCTAACAGCATGAGAGAGTTCGGCCCCGTAATGAAAAACCTTGGTTTGGGCTTTCACGAGGCAACTGCTTTGTTCTCACAATTGGAAGGTGCGGGTATTTCTATTACAAGAGTAATGCCCGGAATTAACGCCTCCATGAGGCGTTTGGCAGAGTCTGGAGTTACCGATTTAAGACAGGCTCTTTTTGATGGAATGACAGACATTAAAAACGCTACTTCTGAGACAGAAGCCCTTAATTTGGCAACTGATTTATTCGGTGCTGAAGGGGCGCAGAGGATGAAGGTTGCAATCCAAGAAGGCGCACTTGATATAGCAGATATGGCAAACCAACTTGAAGCGGCTACGGATGTTCTAAGCGGAATGAATGAAGGAACTATGACCGCAGGGGAACGTTTCGATATCATGAAGAACAAAGCCAAACTTGCCATAGAACCCTTGGCGGGACTGGCATCTGCGGCAGGGCCATTTGTTGTTATGTTGCCTGCCATGATTAGTGGAGTTGCGGCATTGGCAAGTTCTACTGCTGTAGCGTCTGCGGCAACAAAAGTGTGGTCAGGGATTCAATTAGCTTTTAATCTCATTATGTCCGCTAACCCTGTTGCATTAATTATTCTTGGAATTGTTGCGGCAATAGCGGCGGCAATTATTATATGGAAAAATTGGGATACCATCATGGCTTTTGTTATGGGAACCCTTGAAAAGATAGATAAATTCTTGAGGGATACTTTTGGGCCAACTTGGATATACCTGAAGGCTATTGTTAAAACCGCAATTGAAGCAATCAAGGAAATCTTCAGTGGATTATTTGACCTTTTCAGGGGTGACATAGACGGATTCAAAGAACATATGTCAAAGGCGATGGAACTTCTTGGTAAGGCATGGGATATGTTTGTCGAACATCTCTGGAAACCCTTTGCTGAATTTATGTCCAATCTGATGGGAGATAAGTGGGATAAATTCAAAGAGATAGTTAGTGCTGTTGTTGAAAAAGTTAAGGACATTTTTTGGGGGATGGTTGATTCTGTTAAGGGAATTTTCTCAACACTTGTTGAAGCTATTAAAGGATATTTCACTGGGCTTAAGGAAACATTGAGTGGAATATGGGATGTAATTGTTGGGATATTTACAGGAGATAAGGACAAGATACTTGAGGGATTCAAGGGAATCGTTAATGGCATAATTACTATGTTTAATGCCATGATTGGATTGGTTAACAGTTTTGAGTTTAAGGCTCCAGATTGGGTTCCCGGAATTGGCGGTAAGGGATGGGGGCCAAGTATTCCTGAGATACCAAGACTTGCACAAGGTGGAATTGTAAGGAGTCCGACACTTGCTATGATTGGGGAGTCAGGCCCAGAGGCTGTTGTACCATTAGGAAGTGGTGGTGCGGGTGCAAAGATAACCATTAATATAATGGGCAATACATATGGATTTGATGACTTTGAAAATAAGGTTGCAGAAGCTATTAAGGATGGAGTTCGCAGAGGTGGATTCCAGAGGATTATTAACTAATGGCAGATGAATTAAAACATAAAGATGTCGGGCCTACATTAACTGAAAATGAATGGAAAGATGTAGATACCCATATTTTAGATGGGCAAGCTACAGGGAGCATGATTTATGCTCTATCAGCCGCTCAATTATCAAGATTAGGGATTGGTTCAGCAGGGCAATTATTAGGCATCGCAGGCGGTATTCCTGTATGGGAAACTTATGCGGGAACTTCTAGCATAGTTACAGTTGGAACAGTTACAACAGGCGAATGGACTGCAACGGCTCTTGCTCCAACCTATGGCGGGACAGGACAAACCACGTGGACAACAGGACAAATCCTTTACGCAAACGGTGCGAATACTCTTGCCAAATTAACTGTTGGGTCAGCAAGTCAGCAATTAAGAGTTTCAGCAGGGGGAATCCCTGAATGGTTTACACCGACAGCAAGCGGAGCCACAGTCGGTTTGGCTGTAGCTATGGCAATAGTTTTTTAAGGAGAATTAAATGGGAAATCCAGTAGACATAGTGAACGTTGCTCACCTGTATGGACAGACGGACATAACGTCATCACTTGGTACAACTTCCACGGAACTCATGGCGGCTGTTCCTACAGATTACGTTCACAAAGTTAACACGATAATCGTTGCGAATATTGATGGGACGAATAACTGTGACGTGACTATGTGGATTGCGTATGACACGTTGGAAGTCTTAATAGCTAAGACAATCACAGTTCCTGCGGATTCATCTCTTAGCCTTATAGATACGCCAATATATATAAATTACAACGCTTCAGGTGTTGGGAATAGAATTATGGGACTTGCTCAAAATGCTAGTGATTTGGATGTAATTATCAGCTATGAGCGAATAACGGATGTTGCCTAATGGCTAGAATACCTAACAGTTCAGAAGCATCATCCATGTGGAAAATGAATGATGTTTATGTCGCAGAAAATGGTGGGGAATGGCCTCCAACTTATGTTCCTTATTCTAGTGCACAAAACTTCATTAGAAGAGGGTCTGGAACATGGGGAGCATTAACAGATGGGACAACTACAAACGCATGGCCTTGGACAAATCCCGGAACGGCTTATACATCAGGAACGACAGCCAATTATTATAATTCTGGATATAACTGTGACGCTATTTCTTTTTATGTGGAAAGTAATTATGCGACAACCTACAAGATAACCCATTTCGGATATGGTTTGTTACAAAATATATCGGTAGATTCAAATAATAATACTTATATTTTGAGGATTAATTCGGGACGCGGATTGAATGGGACGATTCTGTATGAAAGAAGTTATCCAACATATAACTTTGCATGGTTCGGTTATACCTACTCCGTTGGCAATGCCGGTTACGCAGTTCAAACCCTAGCCCTACCCGCAACAGATAGTACGAACAGGGTTATTCCCTCATTAACTGTCGGGACAAACCAATGGTACACAGTAGCAATGGGTTGGGGGTCAGGCGGGGAAGGAAGTATGTATAACTTTGGGGGGGCAAGTTGGGATTACAACAGC